GAAGAAGAATGAAGAAATCTTTAGATGGATGCAAGACTATTCCTTATTTGGTATTGAGGAAGAAGACAACAACAATAAACTAATCATGCTCCCTCGTGCTCACCTAAAGAGCCACATGCTGGCTACATGGGTTGCTTGGATAATTATGAAGCATCCAGAGGTTACTATCATCTACCTATCTGCTACAGCCGAACTAGCTGAGCTACAATTAGGTGCTGTACAAAACATCCTGACTAGCGACACATTCAGGCGGTATTTCCCTGAATATATCAATCCTGCCGAGGGTCTACGTACCAAGTGGTCCTCTCGTAAGATATGTGTAGACCACCCCAAGCGTAGAAAAGAAGGTGTTCGAGACAACACTGTTGCAACTGCTGGCCTGACTACCAACACTACTGGTTGGCATGCTGATATTGTCGTAGCAGATGACTTGGTTGTACCTGAGAATGCATACACAGAGGATGGTCGCCTATCTGTTAGTAAGAAGTCGTCCCAGTTCACCTCTATTCGTAACACAGGTGGCTTCACAATGGCTGCTGGTACTAGATATCACCCTAATGACATCTATGCTACGTGGAAGGAACAGGTCTTTGATCAATACGACGATGATGGCCTCCTTGTAGATAGGAAGCCTGTATGGGCTGTTAAAGAATATGCTGTTGAAGAAGACATGGTATTTATCTGGCCTCGTAGGGTAAGACCTGATGGCAAGGCTTTTGGCTTTGATCGCAACTCACTGGCAAGAATTAAATCTGAATATGAGGACAGTGTACAGTTCTTCGCCCAGTATTACAACAATCCAAACGATCCGTCCAGTGACAGGATCAGTAGAGACAAATTTCAATACATCAACCCTAGAATGCTGACAAAAGAATCAGGAAGGTGGAGATATAATGGGAGAAAGCTTAACATCTATGCTGCTGTGGACTTTGCGTTCTCACTCTCTAGTAAGGCCGACTATACAGCTATTGTGGTTGTCGGGCTTGATAGTGATGGAAACTACTATGTTCTAGACATTGATAGATTTAAATCAGACAAAACTATTGACTATTTCAGAGCTATCTCTGCCTTACATTCCAAATGGCAGTTTAAAAAGCTTCAAGCAGAGGTTACAGTGGCTCAACAGGTTATTGTGAACTCCATTAAGGATTATGTCAAGAGAGACGGCCTAGCCCTGTCTGTGGTCGAATACAGACCAACAAGGCAAGAAGGTAGAAAAGAAGAAAGAATTGCTGCTGCACTGGAACATCTATACGATGACTACAAAGTGTGGCACGTTGAGGGTGGTTGGACCACACAGCTCGAACAAGAGCTTATTGAAGCTAGACCTCAACATGATGATATTAAGGATGCTCTCGCTTCTGCTGTGAGTATTGCTGTTAAACCTGCCAAGTCGTTTGGAAGTGGTATTAAGGACTTCATGTCCCCATCCACATCAGGCAACCGCTTTGGTGGCGTTTCATATAGATAGGATAATAAATGTCAAACAAACCAGTAGAAGTCGAACCTTCTTTTGAAGTAGATGATGGTGCCTCTTGGGTGTCATCTCTGTGGAACAAGTGGGATGATCAGAGAGCTGAGTGGAAGGCTAGTTGTTCAGAGCTAGATAGGTATTTGTACGCTACAGACACATCTACCACCTCTAACAAAACACTGCCTTGGAAAAACTCTACCACCACTCCAAAGCTAACACAAATTATGGACAATCTCCATTCAAACTATATCTCCTCCATTTTCCCTAATGATAAATGGCTACAGTGGCAAGCATATGACAATGCTGCTGCTCACAAAGATAAAGTGAAGAAGATAACAGCCTATATGGAAAATAAGACCCGTGTTGGCAATCTGAGAGCAACTGTAAGTAATTTGCTACTAGACTACATCCGAAGGGGTAATTGCTTCTCTATGCCTACGTTTGAGCGTAGGTATCATGATTATGAAGCTGAGGGTACTAAGAACATATCATTCATTGGCCCTAAGGCTGTACGTATCAACCCATTTGATATTGTGTTTGATGCAACAGCTTCTGATTTCCAGTCAGCGGGTAAGATTGTACGTAGTATTAAATCAATAGGTGAGCTTAAAGTATTGGCTATGAATAGTCCAGCTCATGCTTTCTGGAATGATATTATTGATGACTATATCACTAAAGGTGAAGCTATCAAGAACTATTCTACAGATGAGATTGAGAAGATGGAAGAGTTTCAAGCTGATGGTTTTGGCTCCCTTCAGGAATACTACGGTCGTAATTCAATTGAGATATTGGAATACTATGGTGATTACCACGATGTAAAGACTGGACAACTACACACTAACGTTATGGTTACAGTGGCTGGTCGGTGTAAGACTGCTCGTATTGCCCCCATCCCTACATATGATGGTGTAGCTCCTATCTTCCACAGTGGCTGGAGACCACGCCCTAGTAATCTATGGGCTATGGGCCCACTAGACAACCTAGTTGGCATGCAATACCGCATTGACCACTTAGAGAACTTGTCAGCAGATGCTATGGACTTGGCTGTTCAACCTCCACTAAAGATTATCGGTGAAGTGGAAGAGTTTGTATGGGGTCCTAGTGCTTTCATCCATATTGATGAAAATGGCGATGTACAAGAGCTTGGTACAAACCTTAATAACGTTATCATTGCAGATAACAAGGTTGACCAGCTTGAAGAGAAGATGGAGATGTTTGCAGGCGCTCCTAAGGAAGCTATGGGTGTTAGAAGCCCCGGCGAGAAGACAGCATTTGAAGTGCAGAGACTAGAGAATGCTGCTGGACGTATCTTCCAAGAGAAAACAACCAACTTCGAAATCACAACACTTGAACCACTTCTAAACTCAATGCTTGAAGAAGCTAAACGTAATCTTGACATTGAAGATGAAGTGAGTGTTAAAGATGAACAGTATGGTGGTACAGAGTTTATCACTATTACTAGGGATGATATCGTAGCTAACGGTGTTATTAGACCTGTAGGTGCTAGACACTTTGCACAACAAGCTCAGGATTTACAGAACATTGTAGGTATTGCTAACACACCACTATGGCAGTCAGTTGCACCACATGTATCTGGTAAGGCTATAACACACCTAATCGAAGACATTGTAGGTCTCAAAGCTTATGAACTGTTTAAGCCTAATATTGCTTTGCATGAGCAGAAAGAAACAGAAAGCTTAATGCAACAGATGTCAGAAGATTTGGAAATGGAAGCTACAGGACCAACACCACCTGAAACTATGTCAGAGGAAGACGCTAATGAAGACATCCCTGCTGAAGGGTCTGGACAAGGACCAAGTGGAGAACTTGCGCAAATCCTTTAAATCTTCTGTCACCTTTAGAAAAAGGTTAATGGAAGCTCTTGAAGAGAAAAAGCAAGCTGTAATAACAAAGATGGTACAGGAAAAGGATGAATATAACAATCCTAACTGGCCATACCAACAAGCCTCATATTTAGCTGAAATACGGGCTTTTGAAGAAATATCCAGTTTTTTACAAGAAAAATAAACTTTTTTGTCACACTTTTTGGATTTTTCATCTATATATAAATAGGGGGTTAAGAAATAATAGGTATATAAACGGAGTTTCCATTGATTAGTATTTAACTGGAAGTTTATTATACACTATTTATTATGAAACAATACATAATAGTTATTTCATCTTAACCCCAATAAAATTAAGGAATAGAACATGTCTGACCAAGACGTATTTAAAGACGAACAAGAAATTACACCTGTAGCCAATCCACTAGACGACCAATCTGGTGATAATGATGATCCTGTAGCTAAGAAGCTAGCTGCTCTTACTCGTGAAGATGGCACACCAAAATATGATAGTGTTGATAAAGCACTTGATAGCTTGGTAGCATCTCAAGAGCATATTAAAAAGCTAGAAGATGAAGCTAAAGAACGTGAAGCACGTTTGGAGAATCTAAGCAAACAGGTGGCAGATGCAGCCTCATACGAGGATGTATTAGCGCAACTTAAAGGCTCTAAAGAAAATCCTGCTCAGGAAACCCCTGATAACGGAGGACTAGATGAGGATAAGATTGCGGAAAAAGTAGACGAAGTGATTGCCCAACGTGAAGTTAAAAAAACACAGAAGGCCAACTTCGACTCTGTAAATCAAGCATTGATTGAGAAATTTGGTACAGAGGCAAATAAGGAAGTGAATAAGAAAGCTGCTGAATTAGGGATGAGCAAAAATGATTTAATTGCTCTAGCGCATAAATCCCCTGCTGCTGTTCTCAACTTCTTCGGTGCTTCACCTGCTAAACAATCAATGACTACACCCTCGGGAACAGTAGATTTACCTGCCACTCCCCCAAAAGGCGCCCCTGAGCGTACAACTGGGTTGTTGGGCGGTATTAATGCTACTGAGTCCAATGTTAAAGAAGCGTTTAGTCGTATCAAAAAACAAGTGTACGATAAACATGGCGTTACAGAATAGGAAAAGTAAATGCAGTTAACAAGCAATACTCGCTCATTTATTGAAGCGGAACAGTATAGTGCCTTTATCTTGCAAAACCTACATGATGGTTTGCTAGGTCAGTCATTCTACCGTACAATCGGTGATTTCTCTAATGGAGATACACTACACATTAAAACTATCGGTACAGTAACTCTTCAAGAAGCTGCTGAAGATAGCCCACTAACATACAACCCAATTGAGTCTGGTTCTATCACGTTCCGTCTAACAGAATATGTTGGCGATGCTTGGTATGTGACAGATGACCTTCGCGAAGATGGTGCTCAGATTGAAACACTAATGGCTCAACGTTCTGTTGAATCTACACGTGCTTTCCAAGAGAAGTTTGAAACAGACGCATTTAAAACTGCTTCTGAAGTGTATTCTTCTGCTGATCCATATAATGTCAATGGCTTTGCACACAAGATTGTTTCTGCTGAAACTAACGGCACAATGCAGCTTGAAGACATCATCGCTATGCGTTTGGCGTTTAACAAAGCTAACGTACCAGCAGCAGGTCGTATTCTAGTTGTTGATCCTGTAGTTGACGCTACAATGAACAACTATGTGTCCATCACATCGAATATTACACCATTCGCAGAAGAAATCGTTAAACAAGGCGTGTCATCTGGCATGCAGTTCCGCTTTAACCTCTATGGTTTTGACGTTATCACATCTAACCGCCTCCACGGTGCAACAAATGCTGATGATGGTACTAACTCCATCACTGGTGAAGTTGTTTACAACTTGGCTATGTGTATCCTTGATGATCAGACTAAGCCTCTGATGTCAGCGATCCGCCGTATGCCACGTGTTGAAGGTGAGCGTGACATTGATAATGCTCGTGATAAGTTTGTTGCCCGTTCACGATACGGCTTTGGTGTCCAGCGTATGGATACTCTAGGTACTATCGTAACTTCTGCAACAGCTTGGAAAGCGGCATAAGGGGATAGAACATGACAAAATCTAAAAACGAAATTAGTAAATTTGGTGACGGTACACTAGTTGGTTCTGGCGGTAACGTTACTACTAACGTTCACACACACTTTGGTAATCGTGACACTGGTGGTACTACTGGTGTTCTTGCCCGAGTTGGTAATAAAGAAAGCTTGGTAATCAGTTTCGACGGTAAGCTGTACAATGATGTTGACAACGTACTAGTTGCTCACGTTATTCCTGCTGGTGCTGTAATCAAAGGCGTCTACATGGACGTTAAGACTGCATTCACAGTTGGTGGTACAACTCCTGCCCTTGAGGTTGGTACTGATGGTTCAGAAGCTACTAACGGTTTCTCAGTAACCGAAGCACAGCTTGAAGCAACAGACTCAGTTAACCTAACATCAGCATTGTCTGGTACATGGGATGCTGAAGCTCCGCTAGCGGCTGACACTACAGTTGGTTTCGCATTGTCTGGTACATCACCAACCGTTGACGACGACGGTGAAGTGGTCTTTACTATTGACTATGTACGGACTACATTGAGCTAATCGATATACGGGGGAGTGGCATTAGCTGCTTCCCCATTTTTTGTATTTAGGAGAATAATATGGTAGAACACGTAAATATCCCTGACTCAGAGCTTCATGAACCAAAAGGTGTAGCGGGTGCTGCCGTTAACACTACCTACGTAGCCGATGGTGCTGGTAGTGGTTCTTGGACAGAGCCCCAGCCTAAGGGTGTAAGGGGGGCCAATGCTGGTGAAATCTATGTAGCTGATGGCTCCAATAGTGGTGCTATGACCTCTACAAGTGAGGTTGTTAGAATGGGGGTTTGGGATTATAATGACAACACTACAACAGGTAGTCCTATTAGCATTACCCCTGTAGACACAGATGTTGTATTGACCAATGATGAACTAGGCAGCTACACAAACAAGACTTACAAACTTTCTGACGTTTCCGATGTGTGGGATGCATCAACAGATCGTTTTGATTTTACAGAACTGTCTGTTGGAGATGTAGTTGATATTAGGTTTGACATTTCAATAACGACATCCACTGCAAACACAGACACTAAGTCT